AGATTTTAGACAGATTGTTGATATGAAAGAACTAGGTCTACCTGTTATAATAGACTGTACACACTCAACTCAAAGACCAAACTCAGGCAAAACAACCGATGGTCAACCGCGCTATGCTATACACCTTGCAAAAGCTGCTAACGCTATAGGCGTTGATGGTTTCTTTTTTGAAGTGCATCATGATCCTAGCATGGCAATAAGCGATGGATCGAATATGATAAAGTTTAGTAACTTTGAGAATATATTAAAACAATTATGAAAAGTAAAAGATCTTGTGACGGGTGTACTGCATGTTGCGACGGTAGATTAAAGTTACATGTACACGGTAATGAATGGGTGGGTAGACCCTGCCAGTTTGTAAAAAAAGGTGTAGGATGCAGCATATATAAAGATAGACCTAAAAATCCCTGTGTTGTTTTTCAGTGTTCTTGGTTAAAAGATGATAGTTATATGTATCCAGAGTGGTTAAAGCCAGACAAATCAAATCTATTAATTATGGACTGGAAAAAAACTAAAACAGGTATACCATATGTTATAGCTGTTGGTGGTAGAGATGGTTACGATAAAGAATCAATGTTGTGGTTAATAGAACACTGTAATAAAAGAAATTTAAACTTAGAACTTATACTACAAGGTTCTAAGCATTATATAGGTAGTAAAGAATTTAGAAAATTTTTTAAAAAATGAGAATATTTATAGGACACGATAGTAAATATCCTTTGGCTACTAAAGTTTGTAGAAAGTCAATGGAGCTACATAATGATAATTTAGATATAACTTATGTAGATAAAGAACATTTAAAGAAAATTAATTTTTATGGTAGAGAAGATATACCCGGTGAATCAACTGAGTTTTCGTTTACCAGGTTTTATATACCAATGATATGTCATTATAAAGGCTTAGCAATATTTTGTGATAATGATTTTTTATGGAAGTGTGATCCACTTGAAATAGAAAAGTATTTAGGCGATAATGATATAGCTGTTGTAAAACACGAAGATTACGAAGCACAATCAAACAAAATGAATGGTATAAAAAATAAATCATACCCAAGAAAAAACTGGTCTAGCCTTATTATTTTTAATTGTTCTAAATTAAAACATTTAAGTAAAGAGTATTTAGATAATGCGTCTGCTTCAGATTTACATGAATTAAAATGGGCAGATAAAATAGGTGAGATACCTAAGTCATATAATCATTTAGTAGGTATATATAAACCTCATAGTAAAATAAAAGCTTTACATTATACCAATGGTGGACCTTGGTTTAATGAGTATAAAAATGGAGAAAAATCATTAGACTGGTGGACAGTATTCGAAGCCTTGTAAAAGACAAATCAATAATATTCGTTGGCAACTCTGTAGAGATCATGCATCATAAGCACGCTGACTTTATAGATAGCCACGATATTGTTGTTAGATTTGGTAGAGCTATAGAGGCTACACCTAAACAAGAAGAGTCTATAGGTCGTAGATGTGACATATGGGTGACTGGTCAATTTAGAGCACCTATATTTAGAGAGAAAAGAAAAATGTTTGATACCAAATGGAAAGATACTAAGATATTAGTTAATAGATGTAGAGGTAATTTTCATTTAAAAGATTTTGTTTTTGAAGATCGTTTACCAAAAGGCATGCAATATACTCAAATGTATACTGATCAAGAAATAATAGATCGTATGTCTGCTTTTAATAAAGATGTTGGTAGTTCTAGAAAAGGTGAGAATAAAAACACATTAAGACCAAGTGCAGGTTTTATAACTATACTTTGGTTTATAGAAAAAATTAGAACATACAAAAGTATATCGTTGATAGGCTTTGATTTTTTTGCTAAGTCTGTCAATGAAAGAAGAACAGATAAAGATGGTATTACAAGTAGATGTAATCCTCATAGTTGGCATATGCCTGTTTATATGTTAGAGCACTCAGCTCATGATATGGATTTAGAACAAGAATATATGTCGTTCTTAGAAAGGAAGGGATTATTTACTTGGCACGTATTAAGTGATTTATCTAAAAATGATATTAAATATACCGAATGGCTTGACGGTTTAAAAAGAATAAAGTCAATTCCTAAAAGATCTAAAATATCAAAGATCTAAAATCTTATCTCTTTTTATACCTAAAAATTCTACATGACCAAGATTTGCTCTAAAATCATGAAGAGTAAAATAACGTTCAAATTTATTTGCCCACCAATGAGCTGGCTTCACTAAAGTGTGTAAGTTTCTAGGCTTTTCATCTTTCATTGTTGATCTAAAATTATTTTGCGCTGGTCTTGTGCATATTTTATGATACGTCCAATTATTAGTTTTATCGTATATAAATTGTAAAGTATTATCAATATACTCTGGTTCAACATGTTCCATTACGTCTGCTGAAAAGCTAGCATCACATACTGGTGGATTTATCCACTCATCAAACTCTGGATTACCTGGATCATATTGTATTATTTTATAATAATCCTCATAATTAGGCACAAATATTTCTTGCTGTTTAGATAAAACACCTTTACCCGCGCCAAAATCTAAAAGAGTTTTAGATTTGGTTAACAACATATATTTATGTATCATGTCTTCATAGCCTTTGCAGGCTCCACCCCAATGTCCCTTATGATGATCTCGTATAAGGGCGAGGTATTCATCGCTGTATAATTTCATATTATTTTAATTTAGCATCTCCACCTACGTCTAGCAGCTCTACCTCTTTCGCCAGTCCAACCTCTTGATCTCGCGCAAAATGATCTTCTTCTAGCTGCATCTTTTTTAGATGGATTTTTTTCCGTAACGGCAGTTTTTAATTTACTACCAGGATTATTTCTTTTATATTCTTTAACACCTTTTTCAGTCATACCACCACCAGCGGCTCCACCTCTAGCACTTTTATCTTCAGCAACTTTATTAAAGTTTTTACCCTTACCTATAGTTCTTCTAGGATCTGCTTTTTTCATAGGCGAACCACAACAACAAGGGTTTGATCTACAGATCAAACATCCTGAATTTTTACTTTTTAATCTTTTTAACCAGGTCATTTTATTTTTTTTTAGGTACACAATTAGGTACTTTTTTACCACCTTTATTTTTCATACCAATCATTTCATATCCTGACCAACAAGGACCTTTCTTTTTAAGAGGTGAACCTAAGTTTTGAGGCCCACAGCCTTTTCTTTTTAGCGGGGTATTATATGCCATAATTATTTTTTTTATATTACTATATATTTAGTTTTACCATCTTCACGATAAGCTTTTAAACATCTTTTTCTATTTTCATCTGGATGTACGTAGCTAACATGTATCCAGTCAGGATTTTTATCGGTACCAAATTCCCATATCATCTGATCGTAATCTAGATTTTTTTTAATCCACTTATACATATCAGCATTAGACATGTGACCATATGTATCATCAATATCCATTGCTTGTCCATGACAGTGCTGTGATTTAGCTGATCCGCCAATTGCGGCATTAAGTTCAGGTCCACGATAAAACGAATTTATCTTTATAGGACCACCCACGTGCTCTCTAAGAGGCTCAAATACTTTTTCCGCAATAAGCTTCATGTTTTCTAAATGAGACTCAGAGGGGTCATTTTTTAAACCTAGCCTTAAAGCAGTAATACTGTGTATTCCTTCTTTATATGATACGTGTTTACTTATTTTCACTTCTTTATTATTTTTTTAATTTCTTTAGCTTTAGCTTTTACCTCTTCAGCTTTAGCTATAATAATATCATCTACAGTTGTTTTACTCCATAAGTATGTCCATACATCTATAAAGTATTGTTTAGTTAATTTCCACATAATTATTTATTTAGCATCCGTAACAAAACGGACAGTTAGATATTCCACACATAATTTTAAAATTTGCTTGCTTGGTTAATTTCGTTTATAGTTTCTTGTATTTCTTGTAAGTCAGTTGGTAAAGCTAAATCTAAACCAGCTTTAAAACTAGCTTCTCTTATACCATCTTTAAATATTAATATGGTCGGCGCCATACGTATTTTATATTTTTTTTTAGCATTTGGAGCTTTTGCAATATCAACCCTGTAATAAATTGCGTTCTGTATCTTGTCCCATTCGGCAAAGCAGTTGTCTTTATTAAATTCAGCCCAAAACTCAACAACAACGGGTTTATCATTGTTATCACCAAAAGCACTGTTATTATTAATTTTTTCTTCAAAG